TGTGTCGGTGCCGTTGTGCCCGGATGGTGCGACGGCGGCCGGGGTGGACATCGCCTGCAACGGGACCGCTGGGGCCTGACCGTCCTGGGCTGCCCGGCCCGCCGCCCCTGTGGCGGGCCGGGCAGCCCCACTACCGTTTCCTGAGGAGGTTCAGGTATGGCGTTCGCACCTGCCGCGCTGGTCGAACCGCCCGTGCGCGCCCCCCTGCCGTACGGCCTGTTCTCGGTGCTGCTGTGGCGGCCCGATAGTGAGGGCCGGTGGCGGAACGGCGCGTCGTGGGAGTCGGGGACGTGCGACCCTGCGCGGGGCATCGGGGATGTCGCGTGCGACCCGGACGTGGACACGATCGGGTTGCCGAAGGATTTGTCGTGGGACCAGTTGGCCGGGGTGGCGTCGCCGTTCACGGTGTACGGGGTGTGGGCGTGTTCCCCGGTTGCTGCGACCCCGGAGCGGGCGGAGGAGATGGCGCGGGCTCACCTGCTGGCCCGTGAAGAGGCCCGCGTGGAGCAGGCGCTGTGGCTGGGCGACCTCGGCAACGTGCCGAACCTGACCGCTGCTGTCACGGGCGCGGGGGCGGGCGCGACCGTCACCGGCGCGACCGTCGAGGAGGCGTGGGGCGAACTGGAGGGGCTGCTCGGCGCGGAGTACGGGTCCCTCGGGGTGATCCACGCGCCCCGTAAGCATGCTCTCGTCGCTCTCGCGAAGGGCGTCCTCGAAACGTCGGGGGGTCGGCTGCGGACGAAACTGGGCACCCCGGTTGCTGCCGGGGCCGGGTACCCCGACGAGGGGCGGATCATCGGCGCCGGTGCCATGTTCGGGTACCGCACCGACGTGTTCGTTCCCTCCGCCCGCTCGGGTGACCTACTCGACCACACCCGCAACGACCTGTACGCGGTCGCTGAACGCTCGTATCTGATCGGTTTCGACCCCTGCGGCGTGGGTGCCGCGACCATCCCAGCCTGAGGAGAAGCAATGGCTACGCACGTGTTCGTCCCGGTCCTCGGCAAGCGGATCAGGGTCACCCGCCTGGACAACTGTGGCCGCCCGCCCGCGCCGGCGACGGCGGATTCGTGGGTGGCCACGAACGGGTTCATCACGGTGAACCTGACGAGCGAGGTGGAGGACGGTCAGGAGATCATCACGCGCCGCGCTGATGGCAGCCTGTGCGTGAATGAGCGCACCCCGAATTCGTTCAAGAACTTCTCGGTCGGGATCGAGTTCTGCGGGGTTGACCCCGCGCTGCTGGCGCTGATGACGAACGCGGAGGGGTACGAGGATTGGGCGGGTGACCTGGCTGGGTTCACGGTCCCGGAGGGCGCGATCGAGAAGGCGTTCGCGTTCGAGTTGTGGACTGGCCTGTCGGGGCAGGCGTGTCAGGAGGGCGCGGAGGGCGCGGGCGGGTACCTGTTGCTGCCGTTCGTGCAGGCGGGCGTGTTGGGTGATCTTGAGATCGGCGGGGAGAACGCGGTGACGTTCTCCCTGTCGGGGGCGTTCACGAAGGGCGGGAACGCTTGGGGTGTCGGCCCGTACAACGTGCTGATGGACCCTGGGGCGGGTGCCCCTGCGACGCCGGTCGCGGCCCCGTTGCCGACTGCGCTTGACCCGTACGACCATCTGCTGATGATCGACACGGCGTTGGCCCCGCCGCCGAACGCGCCGGGCGCGTTGCAGCCGATGCCGGCCGCCACCCCCTGACCGGGGGTCGGGCCTAGGCTGGTCGCATGAGCGTGAGCGGGTGTGAGTGGCCGGTGGTGTGGCCGGAGGCGTGCCGCGAACTGGACCCGGTGCGGGCCGAGCGGACGGCCGCGTTCGTGGCGATGGCCACGGACCTGCTGTGGAATTGGACGGGCCGCCGGTTCGGTGTGTGCCCGGTGACGGTCGAGCTCTCGCATGACCCCGTGGTGTGTGGGTGCGGGGCGGCCGGTTCGACGTATTGGGGCCGGGACCGCCCGCGTGGGTGGGGCGCGTCGCCGTGGACGCCGGTGCTGCTCGGGGGCCGGGTGTTCAACGTGTCGTGCGGGTGCGGGGTTGACCCGTGCGTGTGTGGCCCGCGCCGCGCGGACGAGCTGCGGCTGCCGGGGCCGGTCGCGTCCGTGGAGACGGTGAGTGCCGCCGGGGTGGTGTTGCCGGCAACCGCGTGGCGGTTCACGGGCGGGGTGCTGGCCCGGGTCGATGGGCAGCCGTGGCCTCACGACGGGCTGGTGGTGGAGTACGGGCGCGGGGTCGAGGTCCCGGTGGGGGGGCAGATCGCGGCCGGGGTGTTGGCGTGGGAGTTGTCGAAGGCGGTGGAGTGCCCGGACGAGTGCGAGCTGCCGCAGCGGGTGCAGTCGGTCACCCGGCAGGGCGTGAGCGTGACGGTGCTGGACCAGTTCGAGGACTTGGACGAGGGCCGCACCGGTATCTGGCTGATCGACTCGTGGGTGGCGTCGGTGACCCGCCCACCCTCGGGGGGGTCGGTTCTGTCGCCTGACTTGTGGTGTCATCGCCCGTCCGGCGCGCGGTGGAGGGTGTCGTGATCCCAGGGTTGCCGGAGCTGCTGGACGAGCTGCTTGGGTGCGCTGAGCGGGAGGTTGATCCTCCTGCCGCGCGGGTGTTCCTCGCGCCTGGGCTGGAGGTGGCGTGGGATGCGTGCTGCGACGGGCAGTTGTGGGTGCGTGTGGTGGGGGTGGCTGATGGGTCTGATCGGGTGCCGGTGGTGCCGCGTCTGGCGGATGGGTCGTCGTGTGCGCCGCCCGCGTGGGTGGTGACTTTGGGGGTTGGGGTGCTGCGGTGCACGCCGGTGGTGGATGACCGTGGCCGCGCCCCGAGCGCGGACGCGCTCACTGGGAGCGCGGGGCAGGTGCTGGAGGATATGGCGGCGGTCGCGGGCGCGGTCGTGTGCTGCTCGGGCCTGAGCGGGGTGGGTGGCATGTTGTGGACCCCGCTCGGGCCGGAGGGTGGCTGCGCGGGCGGGGAGTGGACGTTCGATGTGGTGTTGCGTGGGTGTGGCTGCGATGAGATCGGAGAGGCGCTGTGAGCAGTCCGGTGCGGGTTGTGTGTGTGGTGACGTCACCGTTCGGGGCGGCGGGTGACGTGGTGGAGGTGGCGCGGTCGGGCGTGGTGGACCGGTTCTTGGAGTCGGGGGTGCTACAGGCGGTGGACGAGGGGCCGGTGCGGCCCGCCCCGTCGCGGGTCACCTACGGCGACGGCGACGGCGGGGTGGAGGCGTCGGGGGATGGCCAGGAGTAGGGTCCGTGTCGTCCTCGACCGGAGCCTGGTCAACGCGATGCTACGGGAGTACACCGGGGCGGCCGCGAAGAAAGGCGCGGCCCGGTGCCGTGAGCGGGTCCGGGCGGGAATCACGGCGGCTGGCCGTGTGGATACGGGCGCGATGCGGTCGAACATCAGCATCCGGCCGCTCAAGTCGTCGGGCACCGTGGAGTCTTATTCGGTGAGCGTGAACGTCCCGTACGCGTCGTTCCAGAACGATGGGACGCGGGCGCATGGGCCGGTGCGGGCCAGGTTCTTGGTGTTCAAGCCGAAGGGGTCGAACCGGATGGTGTTTGCGCGGCATGTGCGGGGGGTGTCAGCGGCGCGGTTCATGGAGAAGGCGCTTGCGGGGATGACGTTGGAGGACTTCGTTTAGGGTGGGTGCATGACGCAACCCTTGACCGCCGGTTCAGCCTTTGTCGCTCCTGATGGGTCAACCACGCTTGACCCGTTACGTTCCCCAGCGCCGTTCGCCGACCCGGTGCTGCGTGTCCTCGCCCGGAAGCGGGAGGCCCGCCGGATCGACCTCGCCGGGGTGGTGTACTCCTCGTTCAAGACACCGAAGACGCTGGCAAGCCTGGACATCGCTAGGGCGTCGAAGACCGCCGCTGAGGACCCTTCGGCGATGGTTGACGCGATGCTGTCGTGGGTGCGCGAGGCGTTCCAGGACGAGGCCGAAGCGGCCGATGTAATCCGCCGCCTGCGGGACAAGGACGACGACCTCGACATCGACACCATCGCGGAGCTGCTGCGGGAGACGATGACGGCGGCGACGGGGGACCCTACTGGGTGACCCTGCGTCTGCTGGCTGTCGCGCAGGAGAACTGGCCCGCCCTGGACGGGTGGGGTCTCGCGCATGGCCTGGACGTTGAGGGTCTGCCGCTGGCCCGGTTCGGGCACGTGGTCAAGTATTGGGCGTTGCGGGGCGCGAGCAGTGAGGCGGACGTGCGCAAGTTCGAGGCGCGGTTGTGGCGTCCCCCTGCGGGGGTCGCGGCGGATCGGGGGCCGTGGTCGCCCGCGGAGGAGAATCGGGCGTTTGCGGGGTTGAAGGCGGCGCTCGGGAAGTAGCCGCGCCGCCACAACCAGATACCCTGAACGTGAGGTTGAGACTTTGCCTGCTGGTGTGAGGGCCGAGGCACCCTAGGACAAGGCAAGGGGTGCACACCGTGGCGGGCAGGACCATCGGCCAGGCGATCATCGAGATTGTCGCCGACGCCGGCAAGTTCGACGAGGCGCTAGCCCGCCAGTCCAAGGGCATCGGGCAGGGCTTCGGGGAGAAACTGAACGCCTCCATCGGGGGCGCGCTGGTCACTGGCGCGAAGGTCACCGGCGCGGCCGTCGCCTCGCTGCTCGGGGTGGCCCTGTGGAAGGGCTTCGAGCGGCTCACCGCCATCGACAACGCCCGCGCGAAACTGTCCGGGCTCGGGCACGACGCTGGCACCGTCGAGCAGATCATGAACTCCGCCCTTAAGTCCGTGAAGGGCACCGCGTTCGGGATGGGCGAGGCCGCCTCCCTGTCAGCGGTCATGGTCGCAGCCGGGATCAAACCCGGGCAGCAACTCGAACGGGTCCTCAGCCTCGTCGGGGACACGGCGACCATCGCCGGGTCATCGCTACAGGACATGGGCCTCATCTGGGGGTCGGTCGCCGCACGCGGGAAACTCCAAGGCGACGACATGCTCCAACTCATGTCGCGGGGTATCCCCGTGCTCCAGCTCCTGGCCGACCATCTGGGCATCACGTCCGCCGAGGTGTCGGACATGGTGTCGAAGGGGAAGATCGACTTCGCCACGTTCGCGGCCGCGATGGAGAAGGGCATGGGCGGGGCCGCGCTCAAGTCGGGGCAGACGTTCGAGGGCGCGCTCAAGAACGTGCAGGCCGCCCTGTCCCGGCTGGGGGCGGCGTTCCTGGGGTCGGCGTTCGAGAAGATGCCGGGCTTGTTCGCGCGGGTGACGGAGAAGCTGGACGAGATGGGTCCGGCGGCGGAGCGGCTGGGGGGCCAGTTCGGGGACGCGCTGGGTAGGGCTGTGGACGCGGCGATGGCGTTGGGGTCGGCGCTCATGAGCGTGGTCGGGTTCTTCCAGGAGAACGACACCGCGCTGAAGGCGCTGCTGGTCACTCTCGGGCTGGTAGCTGCGTACGTGGGCACCGTCATGGTGGTGGCCCTCGCGCGGCAGGCCGCCGGACTCGCGGCTAACACGGCTGCATGGTTCGTGCAGGCGCTCGCCGCCCGGGCGGCGGGCACGACTGCCTCGCTCACTGCAGCGCAGGTCGTGTTCTCGTGGGTCGCGATGGGCGCTGCCGCTGTCGCCAACGCGGTCAAGGTCGCGGCCGGGTGGGTGCTGATGGGCGCGCAGGCCACTGCCGCCGCCGTGCGTATGGCGGCCGCGTGGCTCATCGCACTCGGCCCTATCGGGCTGATCATCGCCGCCGTCGCGGCCGTCGCTATCGCCATCGCCCTGAACTGGGACACCGTGAAGGCGAAGACCATCGAAGTGTGGGGGGCTATCAGCGGGTTCCTGTCCGGGGTGTGGGAGTCGATCAAGTCGGGCGCGTCCGGCATCTGGGATTCGTTCACGTCGGGTCTGGCGTCGGCGTGGGCTGCGGTGACCGGGTTCTTCGGGCAGATGGCTGCCGCCGTGGCGGGGTTCGTGTCGGCTGCGGTCGCTGGGCTGGTGGCGTTCGTGGGGCGGGTCGCCGCGATAGCGGTGCAGGTGCTGGACGCGATCACGCTGCCGTTCCGGTGGGCTATCGCCATCGTCTTGACCCTCATGTGGCTGCTGTGGACGTCGGCTATCTGGCCGGTGGTGCAGACGATCAGCAACGGCATCCGGGCCGCGTTCTCTGCTATCGCCGCGTTTCTGGGGTCAGTGTGGGCGGCGATCACGGCGGCGGCGTCGGCGGCGTGGCAGGCGATCTATTCGCGGATCAGCGCGGCGTGGCAGGCGATCCGGTCGGCAATCGCTGCGGCGGTCTCTGCGGTCACGTCGGTCATCTCGGCTGCGTGGAACGCGCAGATGGCTGTCATCGGCGCTGTCATGTCCCGTATCCAGGCGGTCGTGTCGGCGGCGTGGCAGGCGATCCGTGGAGTTGTTTCATCGGTGATGTCGGCGATACAGGGCGTCGTGTCGTCGGCGTGGGCGGCCGTCACGAGCGTGGTCAGTTCGGCCATGTCGCGGGTGCAGAGTGTCGTCTCGGCGGGGTTCAACGCGGTCCGGTCGGTCGTGTCAAGCGTGCTCGGGTCGCTGGGCGGGATCGCGTCGTCGGCGATGTCGGCCGTGGTCGGCGCGATCAGCGGCGCGGTCGGCCGCGCGTCCGCCGCAGCATCGTCCGTGGTCAACGGGATCAAGCAGGCGTTCCTGAACGTGGTCGGGCAGATGTCCGGGATCGGCGCGAACATCGTGCAGGGCGTCGCCAACGGGATCAGCGGCGCGATCGGGCGGGTGACGGCTGCTGCGGCGCGGATCGCGGACGCGATTCCCGGGCCGATCAAGCAGATCATGGGGCTGCAATCGCCGTCGAAGGTGATGCGTGGGTTCGGTGAGGACATCGGGCAGGGCCTCATCTTGGGGATGGAGTCGATGGCCGCCGGGGCGCGGCGCGCGGCTGGTGGGCTGGCGGGGTCGGCGTTGGACGCGATGACCGGGTTGGGGCCTGGGCCGCAGGCGATGCCCGCGCGAGTGGGGGCGGGCCTGGCGGGCGCTGGCGGTGGGGTGTCGTATGGGGGCTCAACGGTGATCAACGTGAGCGTGTCGGTGGATGACTTGGAGAGGATGGGGACGGTGGCGGAGTTTGTGGACATGCTGGGTGCGGCGCGGGTGCGTGAACGTCAGACGGCGCGGTCCGGCCTGGTCACCGCCTAACGGGTATATGGAGGGTTGAGCGTTGGCTATATCTTGGTCTGCTGTCCACTTCGTCAACGGCAACGGCATGCAGGTCGGCGTGGACGTGTCCGTCTCAACGGTCACACAGTCGTCATCGACGGTCACGTTCACGTACGACGTGTACACGCGCAACACGTACCAGTACGACGACCTGCAATGGATCACATACGGCGGTAACACCAGCGGCACCCTCAACTACAACAACACGCAAGCCGGGAACATCGTCACCTACAGGGGCTCCCGCCAGTACACGTACACGTACCCGCCAGGGTCGTTCAACACCAGCCCCGGCACCACCACGTTTACCGCTGCTGTCGGCGGCGCGTACAACGGGTCCGCGCCCTCGCTGACGGTCACGATGACTATCCCCCCCCGGCCGGGTTCGCCCGTGCAGCCGCCGACAGGCGTGACCATGACCAGGGTCACCGACCAGACGTGGACCGTCACCTGGTCGCCGCAGTCGACGCCGGCCGCGCCGTACACGTCGCAGGACGTGTACATGCAGACCCTCGTCAACTCGGGCGGGTCGTGGGTGTGGCAGCCGGGGCCGACGACGAACCACTACTCGAAACTGGCAACGGTCGGCCCGTCTGTCTCCTCGTACTCCCAGAGCAACGCCGGCCCGAACCTGGTCTACCGTGCGGCGGTCGGCGCTAACGGGCAGTTCTCCTCTAGCGCGCTCGCCATCAGCAACTACATGTACACCACGCCGGCGGCGCCTGTGGGCCTCGACGTGGAGCGTGACCAGGGCGGCGGGCAGGTCACTCTCGTCTGGGTGCCCGACCACTACGGCGGCGTGAACGCTACCTACCGGATCGAGTACCGCCTCGACGGTGGGGCGTGGACGGTCGAGCAGGCATCCCTACCGGATAACCTGGTCTCCTATATCGCGGTGCTGCCTGGGACGGGCACGGTCGAGTACCGGATCAGGGTCGACGCCCCGGACGGGTCGGTGTCGTCGGCGTGGTCGTACTTCACGCCGGTGGCGAATGCGTTCCCCCCGCTGGCGCCGACCGACCTTGCCCCGAATGGTGAGGCCAGGGACGCGACACAGCCGATTGACCTTTCGTGGCGGCACCGTCACGCCGGGGATGGGGCGCGGGAGTCGGCGTATCAAGTGCGCTGGTCCTCTGATGGGGGCGTGTCGTGGACATCGACCGCGCAGCTCCCCACGCCCCCGGGGATCGGGTCCGGGCATACGCTCCCGGGTGGGACTCTCGTCAACGGGCTGACCTACCAGTGGCAGGTGCGGACGTGGGGTGTGACGTCGGCGGGCCTGGCCCGTGGTCGGCGTCGGCGACGATCGTGACGTCCGCGACACCGGCGGTGATGATCACCGCGCCGGGTGGGGTGCAGGCGTCGGTCCCGCTGGCCGCCGCCTGGTCGTACTCGCAGGCGCAGGGGTCACCGCAAGCACGGTGGGAGGCGCGGCTACTGGCGGCGTTCGGGTCGGACCCGAACGCGCCCAACGTGATCGTCGAATCCCGCTCCGGGGTAGGCGCGGACGGTGGGGTCACGTTCGCGTATGTGGTCGAGGACGGCGCCTGGTACCGGGTGGAGGTGCGGGCGCAGTCGGCGGCGGGGCTGTGGTCGCCGTGGGCGAGCGTCACCACCCTCGTGGACTTGCCCCTGCCGGCGGAGCCGACGGTGGACGGGGAGTACGACCTATGCACCGGGACGGTCGTGCTCCACCTGGATTCGCTCGCGCCCGGGGTGGGGGAGGCGCCGATCACGCACCTAGTGTTGGAGCGTCGGATCGGGGGCGGGCCGTGGGTGATGCTCGCCGACGACCTGCCGGTGCCGACGACGTTCGTTGACACGCTGCCGTCGACGGTCGGGGCGAACGAGTACCGTGTCACCGCTTGGAGCGCGGCCCCGTCGTGGCGGACTGTGACCGTCACCGTGAACGGGCTCGATGGCGCGGGGTACGGCGACGAGGACGGGCTGTGGGTGTTCTTGTCCTACGGGGCCGGGTTCTCCACGGTGCTGCGATTCCGGGGCGACCCCGATATTGCGACGAGCTCGGGCCGCACGCGACGGGCGCAGCATTTCGCTGGCCGCCCCAGGCCGGTGCTGCTCGTGGGGGAGAACACGACGTATGAGGTGAAGGTCGCTGGGGCGTTGCACTACGAGGCGGGGGAGTGCGGGGACGGCGACCCGTGCCGGTTCGACTCTCCCCCGAGGGATTGGGAGGACGCGGGCCTGTCGGCTGGGCTGGTCGCCTACCGCGACTTCTACGGGCGCCGCCTGTTCGGGATGCTGTCCGACGTGGACGTCGATCACGGGATCGTCGGGCACGCGCGGGTGTCGTTCACGTTGACGCAGGTCGACGTGACCGACCCGTGGGCGGCTGCTGGGGAGAGCGTGTGGGTGGAGCGGGTACGTCGTGGCGCGCCACCATCACCGTAGGAAAGGAGACATGGCGTGCCGTTGACGCTGCCCGGAGGGACGGTCGTCGCCCCCACCGACGAGGGCGAGGACGCGCTGCTCGGGGGAACCCGTATCCTCGCGTTCCGGTTTGAGCTGCTGGACCGGTGGGAGAATCTGGTCGGCACGATCCGCACCGCCCCGTACGGTGGGTCGCTGTCGTGGTCGGCGCAGGCGTCGATCAAGTCGGGGGGGACGCTCCCTGTGGTCGACCCTGGAGAGCCGGTCGATTGGGTGCGTGCGAGGGTCCGGCCGGTGGCGATCCTGTCGTCGGCCACCACGGGAGCGCGACGCGAGGTGCCTCTCGGGGTGTATCTGGCGGCGGCACCGGATGAGGACTGGTCGGATGAGGGTCGCGCGTGGGAGGTCGATCTGCTCGACAAGGCGGTGGTCCTGGACCAGGATGTGCCCGTTGACGCGGCCGGGAACGCTACCGCGTACACGGCGCCGGCCGGGTCGAACGTGGTCGCCCTCGTGGCCGGGCTGATCCTGTCCACGGGTGAGCGGGTCGACGCCATCGAACCCGGCCCGGAGGTGCTGACGTCGGCGATGGTGTTCGAGCCGGGCACCACGAAGCTGAAGATTGTGAACGAGCTGCTCGACGCGGCGAACTACTTTTCGTTGTGGGTGGACGGGTGGGGGCAGTTCCGGGTGACGAAGTACCGGGAGCCGACCGCCCGCCCGGTCGCCTACGACGCCTTGACGCCTTTCACGCGGGGTCCCCGGTCGCTGATGGCGCCGGACTGGACACGTGCGCGTGACGTGTACTCGGTCCCCAACCGGTACGTCGCCGTGTCCCAAGGGGACGGTGACGCTGAGGGCCTGGTCGCCACGGCCGTGAACGACGACCCGTCCTCGCCGTTCTCGTACACAGCGCGGGGGCGGTGGGTGACCCAAGTCGAGGAGGGCGTCGAAGCGACCAGCCAGGCCAGCTTGCAGGCGTACGCGGACCGTAAGCTGCTCGCCGCGTCGGGTGTGTCTTCCCGGATCGAGGTGCATCACGCATACCTGCCCGACCTGCTGATCAACTCCACGGTGCGGTTCCGGTATGAGCAGGACGGTGAGGTGCTGGACATGCTATGCACGGTGCAGAACACGGACGTACCGTTCAACCCGACTGGGCTATGCAAGTCGGTGCTGCGGGAGGTGGTGAGCTGATGGCGATCTATCTGCCGAAGGGCCTGGACCCGTTAGCGCCGCCGGACGGGCCTGGTGTGACGCGGGAGTCGTCGTGGCGGTGGGCGACCGTGACCGCGACCGGGCCGGTGCAGGTCCGGTGGGATGGGGACTCGCAGCCACTCGGGGTGACGCCAGAGTGGCTGGTCGCGGGCGTAGCGCCAGTGGTGGGTTTACGGGTGTGGACACAGACGTACGGGCGGCGGGTTCTGGTCGTCGGCGCGGCCGGGACCGGGGCGTCGTCGGCGTACTCGACCACCGCGTGGGCGATGGCGCCCATCGTCGCCACCGGCGGATCGACGTGGTGGGGCGACCAGGACGGCATCGGCTGGCGCAACCGGATCATCATCCAAGGGTTAGGGCAGGGGCCAACATGGTCAGCGACCGGCCGGTGGGAGTTCGCGATGCCCCCAGACGGGACCGTCATCCAAGGCTATGGGGGCTCCCCCTCGGTGACGGTCGCTGGCGGGCGGGTGCCGATGGCGTCATGGGAGGTGCTGTACGTCGAACTGCCGCCGCCGGGGTCGGGGACGCTGGTCCCGCCGGGCGCGTACCGGAAGGTCGGCGCCGGGACGGACTTCGAACTGCCGGAATCCTGGATGCCGGTCGTGGCGAAGAACGGCGACGGGTCCACACCGACCTACCGGACGGTCACGGGCGAGACGGTCGACTGGTGGCGGCCCGCCACGCCAGCGAACGCGTGGGTGAACTTCGGCGGGTTGTTCGCGCCGATGGGGTACCGGAAGGAGAACTCCTGGGTTCACCTGCGGGGGGTGGCGAAGGCGGGCCTGGTGGACCCGTCAGGTGCCGCGGCGTCGAACATGACGGTGCTGCCGGCATCGTTCCGGCCGGAGTTCCGGCTCATGTTCTCGGTGGCGTCGGCGGTCAGCGGTGTAGGTGATTCGTACGGGCGGGTCGATGTGACGCCGGCGGGTGAGGTGAAGGCTATCGCTGGCGGGAACGTGTTCATGTCGTTGGACGGGATCAGGTTCCGGGCGTACGGGTGATCGTCTGGGCGTGCGTGAATGGGCATGGGTGAAGGCCCCCACCTGGGTTAGGTGGGGGCCTTCACTGTGGGGCGGTTCAGGCCCCAGGCTGGCCCTGGCCCGGCTGCTCGGGGTCGGTGGTGGGGTCACCGTTCGGGGGCTGCGGGTCAGACGGGTCGTCAGCAGCGACCCCGAGGGTGAACGTCCCGCCCTTCGGCAGGCCCTCCCGGATGGCTTCGACCGCGCCGACTGCGGCCTGCTCCCCGGCCTCGCGGATGGCCTCCTTGATTCCTTCGACGTCGATCACGACGGGTTCGTCGTCGTCTCCGGCGACTGCTGCGGCGAGGTCGGTGACTGCCTGCGCGAGGGCGGTGATCGCGGCGTCCTGCGCGGCCTGGGATGCTTCGAGGCGGGCGAGGGCTTCGACCACGGGCGGCGCGCCGTAGCGGGCCGCGTTGTAGATGGGGGTGGCCATCTGCCCCCAAGTGATCCGGTCTGGGGCTGCACCGTATCCGACGGCTGCTACCCCTTCGGCGGCGGCGTTCTTCGTCTGCTCGTAGGTGAGCGGGGTGACGGTCATGTGTTGGCCTTTCGTGAGGTCCGTGACGGGTGTTCTGCCCGTCATCTGATCGTAGTAGCCCTGCGCCCTGGTCATGTATGCCTGGTGTTGCGCCCCGCCGATGGGTCCGGGGCAGGCGGTGGGCACGAAGTAGGCGTGCCCGAACACGTTCCTGTTCCACGTGGGGCGGCCGAGGCCGTACGCGACGCAGAGGGCGGCGACGAGGTGGGCGCCGTTGTCGAGGGTGGCTTCGGTGAGTGGTCCGGTGACACCGGAGCCGTTGGCGTGTTCGATGCCGATGCTGCGCTGGTTGGCGAGCTCGTTGTTGGCGTGCCAGGCGGTGTCCCACAGTTGGACGTGTTGGGAGATGTGCCCGGCCCGGTCTACTTGGTAGTGCGCGGACGCGGTGCGTTGGGTTTGCCACAGGTTCCATATTTGGCGGGCGGACAGGGCTCCGGCGTTGTGGTGCACGACGAGGAACTGGACGCGCTGCCCGCCGCGACCGTACGTGAAGTTCCGGGTCATGAAGAGGGCGGAGTCTGGGCGCAGCTCGTTCCAGGAAATCACGGGTGTGCTCCGTTTCGCGGGTTAGTTGTCACGGGTGTCGAGTTCTTTAGGCCACGGGTCTACTTCGCCGCCCAGGTCGAGTATCCGCCGCTGTAGGCGGTACACGTAGTTGATCAGGGTCCGCTCTCTCACGCGCAACCGGTCTACCGACCGTTCGAGGCGCTCCATCCTTTCATCGGCTGCACGAGCAGCACGCACGGTCCGCTCGTCGGCGGCTTTCCGCCACGTGACCAGCGCGCCGATGATGCCGGTAGCTCCGGTGGCGAACGCCGCAAGCGCCGCGATCACCGCCGCCAGCCCGTCCATCAGGACACCTCATCATCGGGCGGCTGGGTGGGTTCGGGCCAGTCAGAGCAGACCATCACAGCCGCCACGACCAGCCCCCACACGAGCGCGTACGTGAGGCCGCCAGCGTATGAGAACGGCAGCCCGAGGGTGGGCGCAAGGTGCGCAATCCATCCGATCGTGTACGACACGGACCAGACAGCCGGGGGAACGTACAAGGCCAGCCACCCTGCCGGGTTGGGGTGCCGGACCGGGAGCCACGCTGTGCCGATGGCGATAGCGCCGGCGCCGATCCA